ATGAGACATCAACATTTATAGTTTCCGTATCAAACTCAATATCACCATTCAATACTACAGATTCATTTAAATTTGTAGTTTCATCTAATTTAATATACTTATCAATATTTTGAATCAGATCAATTGGTCCACCTTGATACTCTTGTCCAAGATAATACTGTTTTAAAAATTGAGATATAAGAGGATAATCTTCCTGCACATAAGTGGGAAGCTGGTTAGATACGATAGTATTAAACTGAACTCTAGTTTCTGACATGTTATGATTTTATCTTCTTAGTATGAGATTGAACCCGATGAGGATGATCCAGATGTGGATGTTTGTGTTGATGTAGTTGCCTGTCGAGTGGTTACATTGGGAGTAGAAGCAGAAGAACCTCCAACTCCATTTCCAGTTACAATATTTGTATCCGGACCTCCAGAACGGACTAAATTACCGTTTGAGTAACTAGAAGATACAATATAACTTGATGCAGATGGATCTAATCCAGATGCTATATCATCAACAACAGTTTCAAAATTACTGCTACTTATATCTAGTTGCAAATAAAGATCCTGTAATCCAACAACATCATTTGAAGTTGGAGTTGCTTCAATTTCAATGACTGATTGACCATCTTTAGTCTTTCCAGCCAAAACATTTACTGGATTTAAAGTAATAGTTCCACTTACATAATTAATTGTCCCAACATTACGTCTTACAATAGTTGGTGATTGTGACCCTACTGATGATAATGTAAACAAGAACAAAGATCCTGTTACTCTATTTGTATTAGGTATATCTGATAGATATACATTTGATTGAACTCCAGCAATTTTAAATGCCGAAGTCTTAATATTATACCCACTCATATTTCTAATATGAAAGGAATTTCCAAAAGAAATTTGATATTCTGCGAAAGTGTCTAAAACAACTCCTAGATCTCTTCTCACTGCTACAGTTGTGATGTTTGAAGTCACTGATTCATGACTATCATCGACCATTTTTAAGAATTTACTATACTTAAATCTTGCGCCGTATTTGTTTAACTCAGTTGACTCAGAATATTTTGTTGTATTGTTCTGAACAACAGTAGAAACATATGTAGGCGATGGTGCAAGATTTGTATTATAGTAAATTTTTGTATTTACTTCTAAGTACAAATATTTTAAATCTAAAATTTCTGGTACAATACCTGCAACAGAATACTTTTTCAATTTTGTTTTAATATTCTCTTTTATCAAATTTGGAATAAAATCTCCAAATCTTGGTTTAATACTAATGAATACCTTACCATATTGTGGTGGAACTAATTCTTCTCCACCAAAAACAGAGATTGATTCAGTTTCTGGATAAATTCTTGCTGGAATGATTGTTTCATAATCATTTGCAGTTAATGCTCTATTTTGAGATGCGTAAATTCTTGGAGCAAACTTTTTAATTGATTCTACACCTTCAATAGATTCTCCACCAGATGAAGATATTCCAGTCGATAATTGGGAAATTCCATTTGTTACAGTATATTCTTGAGAATTTCTTACATAAACCAATCTACCAGCAAAAACAAAAGAACTTACTCCATTTGCAGCATCACCATTAGATGTAATATAATCTACGGCAATAAAATTATTATCCTCAAGTTTGTTTCCAAAAATACCATCACCAAAAATAACTTGATATCTCTCATCATCAACTTCTTGTAGATAGTATACTTTTGAATTTGAATCAATATCAAAAAGACTATCTTGACGACTATATTTTACACTTCTAGATGATTGTTGATTTGGATTTACTGAAATATTAATTAAATCAGTGTCAACCCCAATATTAGGAAGAATAAATTTTTGATTAGGATTTCTTGCGCTATATGTAAAATTTGATGTTAATAAATTACCTTCGTAAATTGATATATTAGAAAAATTTGCTTCTCCATTAGATACAGGAACTGTTATATCTTCTAAAATTGAGTATACAAATGATTGATTACCAAAACTTCCAGAAGACGTTGCTACAGGCCCCTTCTTGAGAGTTATAGTTGATGGTGTAGGTGTTATGTTTGATGTATCAATAAAGAAACTGATAGTTGCCGCAGCAGCCTTTCTTGATTTGGGAAGATAACCAATATTTCTTGCTAAAGATACGACATTCTCTCTTAATGTCGCACTATCAATAAACACCTCATTTGCGACCATGTTCGCATTATATGAAGTGATGTATGTATTATATGCCAAGACATCAAGAATGGTTGAAAGGTTGGACCCTTCAAAGTCATAGTCAGTAAAATTAGAGTTCTCTTTTAGATATTCTCTAAGTGTTGATTTAACCTGACCAAAGTCTAGGTTTGTGTAGTTAGCTAATGGCATTTTTACCTAGTTTGTTGCAAAACAAATTGTAAATCTTGTGGTGGAACATCTGCTCCAATTATATTATATACAATTCTCACGTTAAATTCATTATTATCAAAATTAGGTTCTGCTTTTACATCTAACAAATCAACCCTTGGTTCGAAATTTGTAATAGACTGCCTAATTTCATCTATAATCAATGATGCAGAAATATCATCGACATTATCAAATAAAGCGTTACTAATTCTGGATCCAAAAGTTTCATTGAAAAATTTTTCACCAGGAGTAGTAAATACGATATTTCTTAATGAGCGAGCAATTGCTTGTTCATTTTTAAGCGCAATAAGATCATCAGTCAGAGGATGTCTCTGAAAAGTCATACTAATATCTTTAAATCCTTGACTTATCCTCTCTAAAGGCACAAAAATATTGCGATTATAACTTATTTATTAGAGTATCAGATCAAAACTCGTTGAGTGTCATCGGTTCAGTCTGAGAAACTACCTCATCAACTATAAAAAGGTCAGTTTCTTCAATAGAATCACGTTTTTTGGGCGTTTGATTGTCATTTGCAATTTCACGAAGCATCTTTTGATGCTGATCATTAGCTAAGTTGTCTAAAAAGTCTGTCATTTTTAAAAATTGGGGGTTTCTTTTTCTGTATCACTATTTAATTCACTAGATTCTCGCTCTTTTGCTGTTTTCCAAAAATATTCGTCTTCACGACCCATTCCAAGTCTCTCAAAACCATTTTCAACTTGGTAATATTCGGTCGAAACCTTAAAATCAGGCATTTTTGGTTCAACAGGTGTTAAACTATTATCAAAAATACGCATTCTGTTATTTGGATACAGTGCATATTGTCCATTATCTAATTCGATTAGATTATGTGACTTATGTTCAGCTGGATTTTCACTTGTTGCATAATCAATCACATCAGGATCTTGATGATAGTTATCTAATGTACAAACATATGTACCTTTCTGTGTACCAAAGTCTCTTGTATACAATTCATAGTCCATACTACCAATAAATTGCTTACATATTGCAACAACACCATAATCCATACAGTTCCAGAACTGTAGGTTAGGAAGGTCCATATCGGGGTCTGGGACCTCCGGAGACGAGAGGAACGCACTAATAGGTAGTTTATCATACATTGCGGCATATTCGGGTAAATACGTCTCAAAATAAAAAGTGCGCCCAGGCATCGATTTACACGATACCCAAACGCCTTTAACAAATTCACCATGACCACTTTGATGGTCAGTTAGATATTCTTTACGTACCCATACTTCCACTGCAGGAAGATTGCATATAAGTGCAGCCATGATGTATTCATATAACTACACTATTTACCTTGTCCGCGATAACGCTTCTTTGCCCCATTACGAGACGACGCGGCGTACTTAGTGTGCTTACCATACCCTTGACGAGTTTTTTTCGGATGAGCTTCAACAAACTCTCCACCTGATAATGATTTACTTCTTGCTGCCATAATAATCTCCTAATCAAATAACACGAGTTTTTTCATGACCCACACGAATACGAGGATCACACCAGATCTCATATCCCATCTCTTTAGCATCTAAACAGAATGAGACATCCTCACCACACATGTCCTGAACACTCCCACTCTCAAAGACTTGCATCTTAGGTGCAAACCAGGGGTATTCCATTTCTTCAAAGACTCCCTTCTTAATTAAGACCCATCCAAATCCTGTATAATCAACAGTAAATGGTTTGCGACGTTTTGAGATTGATTCGACAGTTTCGTGATTCATCACTCCACCATTCTTACGGAAATCATCTTCTTCTAACCAATGTGCGACTGATGTTGTGACGCCATCTTCTGTAGCATACCACCCTCCGGTAATACCGCGCTCTTCTCCTTCTGCTGGAACACTTAAGTCACACAACTGCCAGAACTTGTTTGTATCAAATACAATATCACTATCAATCCATAACTGATAATCATACTCTAACTTTCCATCCCATGGAATTTGCTTAGGTCCTCGTAATACATTCGCACCTAAACATTTGCATCGTGCAAAGTTTACCATGGAACTATAATCTTGACTGATCTGAATACTCATTCCATTCTGTACCATATCAAAGCACAGTTGTACAAAGTTCTTCAGAAATGTAAATGAACATCCACGACCAGGTAGACAAAAAACAATCGTCTTGCCTTTCATCCTTTCCTTAATAGCCGCAATGTCCCACTCTTCTGTTGTCTTTGGTTTGGGGGCAGTTGCCTTTACAGTAAATCCTTTTGCCATAACGTGTTGGTTACTTCAGTTCAATTATAACTCGTATTATGTAGTATGTCAATAACTATCTGACCCATCTGGTTCTGTAGAAGAAACCCTACCTCCCCCATATGATCTCTCTATCTCCTCATATGATAAATCCTCAATGTTATAGTCGGTATGTAATAAACCAACCATCCCATTGAGGGCGCTCCATGTCTTGTTAAATTGTATCTCACTTAGATTGTTATATAAACACTCTTCTTTCGCATAGATGTGATAAACCTTTTCCATAAATTTTTTTTACGCGGAATTTTTTTTTCCTTTATGTATTTGTAAGTTGCATTATATATCTCTCGCGATCTGTCACCTCTGTAGGTTAGGGTAGTAGGTCGTTTTTATATACGGCAACGCCAACCGCAACGATAACAACGCCGCCCATAAACACTGTCGATTCACTG